TTTCGCACCATAAGCTTCAGCAAAGATAACGAGTCATCTGCGGCTTCCTCCCACAGGTAACTGAGCGCCACTAACGGCGAATAGTTCAGGCGCTCTCTTTGCTTTTTTATCCAGGACGCTACGCGTTTGAAGATCTGGATTTAACAGCCCAAAAGGGCAAACCAAGGAGAAAATAATGCCTAGAGTTAAAGGTTGGTTGCGGGTTATCCGTAGACGTGATCGTTGGGGTCGTCCTGTAGATCCTGGATACGGCGTTGATGAAGGCGCTGGTATCGATGGCGAGCTTCCTGAAGAGCCAGAAATCGATGAAGGTGGCGAAATAGACAATTCGTTGCCTGGAAACAAACCGCCTGGTCATCCTGGGCATCTTCCTGCGTGGCCTGGTTTCCCTCCACGTCCTGGTCAGGGCCTTCCTGTTTGGCCTGGGCGCCCAGTCGATCCAGGTTTTGGCGTTGACGAAGGCACCGCTCCTGGTCAAGGTCTTCCTGGCAGACCGGTACGTCCCGGTCATCTTCCAGCGTGGCCTGTTCGACCAGAACGTCCTGACCTCGGTCTACCGCCGGCGCCAGGCAACGAACTACCACCGGTTGATCCGCCTCCTGGAACGATTTGGCCGCCGTTGCCTCCTGGTTCTGTGAAACCAGGCAAAGTGCTCCTTCTTGCTTGGATCACTGGCGTCGGCTATCGCTACGTCGTCATTGAGGTCAAACCGCCGTCACCAGATCAGGGGGGTCCTGACGCGCCTCCGACCGCACAGCCCAAAAGGCTCTGAGGAACACCACTTAGGCGATAGAGTCAAACATTGGCTGACGTCGTAGTAGAAGGTGAGGGTGGAGGGCTATTTAATGGCTCTCCACTCGGCACGCCATTAATGAAGATATTAATGGCGGATAATATTGAATTGGGCGCATCAGCAAGCTATGAATTATGCAAATTGATTTATTCTTATCATCCATTAGGCGCAAAACTTGTAGATACTCCAGTTCAATTGGCGCAATCTCAAGGGCGCAACATAAATATACCTGGTTCGCCAGAAGATCGAGTTAGAAAAGCATTTACAGATGAGTGGCAACGCTTAAATTGCGATAATATCATTGCAAATGTGGTAAGATTAGCGCGAATTTATGGAATTGCATCTGTTGCAGCGATGATTCCAGGTGAAGATCCTACAAAACCATTAGATTTTGCCACATTATCTTCAAAACCAATGACTTTTAACGTTTTTGATCCTTTAAATACTGCTGGATCGCTCGTTTTAAATCAAAATCCTAATTCTGCGGCATTTTTGAAGCCAATTACAATCAGAGTTCAAGGAATTGAGTATAATTTCACTAGAAGTTGCATATATCAAAATGAAGATCCTATTTATTTGGATTATACAACATCTGCTTGGGGCTATGTTGGCCGCTCAGTGTACCAAAGAGCACTTTATCCACTTAAAAGTTTTTTGCAATCAATGATTACGGACGATTTGGTAACGAAAAAAGCAGGCGTCATAGTAGCAAAGTTAAAAGCGCCTGGTTCTGTCATTAATAATGTGATGCAACAGATAGCTGGCCTCAAACGAGGCATGTTAAAGACAGCTACTGTTGGAAATGTTATGAACATTGGGATAGATGAAGAAGTAGAATCATTAAATTTACAGAATATTGATAATTCTGCCAGAACAGCGCGAAAGAACATATTGGAGAACATAGCAGCAGCAGCAGGAATGCCAGCGAAACTTGTGAACAGTGAGACATTAGCAGTTGCTTTTGCTGAAGGTGAAGAAGATGCCAAGGCAATAGCGCGCTTCATAGATAAATTACGTGAATCTATGCAGCCTTTATACAATTTTTTCACTAAAATATGTCAATTTAGGGCTTGGAATGAAGAATTTTATGCTACAGTTCAAAACGATTTTCCTGATGATTTTGGGAAAAAGACATATAATCAAGCATTTGTAGAGTGGACAAATCATTTTATCGCCATTTGGCCTTCGCTGTTAACGGAGCCTGACAGTGAGAAGATCAAAGTTGCGAATGTTAAGTTGCGCTCAGTTATTTCTATGCTTGAGCTTTTGCTTCCCATTTCAGATCCAGACAATAAAGCTGTGGAATATGAGTGGGCAGCGGATAATTTTAATGATTTAAAGGTTCTTTTTCCATCTCCGCTTGTATTGGATTATAAAAAGTTAGCGAAATTTAAGCCTGATCCAGAACAAGTAGCGATGATGGGAGGTAAGAAACCATCATCCGGAGGTCTCAATAGATCCGCTAGTGGTTCTACTGCCGGTGCTGGCATAAGAAATGATTCTCTGGAAGAAGCTGTCATAGATTATCTCCAGGAAGTTGAAAATCGAAAAACCAAGCGTCTTCCGCCTCAACAGACAACGGAGATACAATAATGACACCCGGTCAGAAAGACAAATTTAAGGCCGATATGGTTGAAAAAGCGCGCAAGGCTAATGCTAAGATCAAAGCGCTTAAACGTGATAGGAAAGCTGCTGGCGCTGCCAGAGTCAATGTTGGTGCGCAGCCAAAGAGACCAAATGTGACAACAAAGGTGTCATTCTGATGAGCGCGTACATTCATCTCGGAAACATCACTGTTGGTCCGCCAGTTGAGCCAATACTCAACGAATTTGGTAGAATGATTGGCACAACGCCAGAACCTCGAGTTCATGAAATTTGGTGTCGTTTGGGAAATTTGCCCGCAGAATGGGAACATATTCGTTTACAATATTTTCCAGAATATGATGGTCCATTACCAACTCTTTTTGAAGAAACTATGAAAAATTTGGAAGAACGTGAAGAAAGAGCGGCAGGACGACTTAGAAGACCTGTTGGTGATGAGCCTCCTGTTACTAAAGATACGAGGCAATTCTAATGCCACTTGGAGCATTTTTCTGGATTATATTTGTTATCTGTATCCTGTTTTCAGGATTTGTTTGGTATACTCCTACTTTTCGCTATGGTTGGGCACCAAATATTGTTATTTGGATATTAATAGGAATTCTTGGCTGGGCAGTATTTGGACCAGTAGTTACGCACGGATAAAACATGTCAATAAGTCTTTTACTTGTCATTATTCTTGTTATAATTTTGTTGGGTGGATTTGGTAATCACATTGGCGCACCTTGGCAATATGGTTATGGTTTCGGAAACGGTGGTATTAGTGTAGTTGGTATTATTCTTATTGTTTTGCTCATTTTGCTCTTAACTGGACGACTATAGGAGTGCAATAATGCCATGTTCTCCAGAAATGAAGAAAAAATTGGACTCGATGCTTGATTCTAATTTAGCGTCACGCAGAGATGAGTCATTTGAAGAGGCAAAGCATCCTCGTCAAGCTGGCGGAGTATTTGCGCCAAAAGGCGAAGAAGGGAAGGAAGATACCCAAGAAGAACCTGGCAATTTAGGTAAAAAGTTTGCCTCATGACAGAGACTATTCATGCCGCAGGCATACTCTTTGTCACCTCTGACAAGAGATCATTATTTCTTAAAAGATCATCATACGGAAATTTTCCTGGATATTTCGATTTACCTGGTGGAAAACGGGAAAATGGAGAAAGCGCGGTTGAATGCGCTATTAGAGAATGTTCTGAAGAAATTGGGTTCTATCCATCAGGAGAGTTATTTGAGCTCTCTAGGCGAATAAAAATCCAAGAAGGAGATGGTGATAGTTCAACTAAAATTGTCGATTATACAACGTTTATTCAAGAAATTGATGAAGAATTTATACCACCTAAGCTAGACTTTGAACATTTATCATATAAATGGGCGCCACTAGATCGGCCGCCTGAGCCATTACATCCTGGATTGGTTGTAACATTAAAGAAGTATTTTTCTGATGAATTAGGTATTGCCAAGCTTATGCAAGAAGGTGAGTTAACCTCACCACAACATTATGCTAATATTGCGTTATTTGATATAAGAATTACTGGAACTGGACTATCCTATAGGTCCGGTATCAAAGAATATGTATGGCGCGACTCAAGCATTTATCTTAATGAGGAGTTCTTACAGCGCTGTAATGGACTCCCCGTAATTTTAGAACATCCTGGAACATCAACATTAACAACAAAAGAATACATTAATCGAAATATTGGTTCTGTTTTTATTCCATATATTAAAGGTAATGAAGTTTGGGCAATCGTCAAAGTATGGGATGAATATGCCGCGAAATTAATGGAAGAAAATCAATTATCGACTTCTCCATGTGTAGTTCTTACTGGAGAAGATCCAAAAATTAGATTAAAAGAAACTGGAAGCAAATTATTGATAGAGGGGAAACCGAAGCTTTTAGATCATATAGCCGTGTGTATCAATGGTGTATGGGACAAAGGTAGACCGCCAAGTGGCGTAGCAACAGCAACAGTAGGAGATATGGTTATGGCAGATGACGATAAGGCTGCTGCGCTTGAGGCGGCCCGCAAAGCTGACGAAGAGAAGAAGAAGGCTGATGAACTTCTTCCCAAGGCTGATGCTGATGCAAAAGCTAAGGCTGATGCAGAGGCGAAAGCCAAATCTGACGCTGATAAGGCAAGATTTGATTCTTTTGCTGCATCACTTCTTGATTCTGTCAAGAAAACTGTAAGTGATGCGTGGGATGAAAAAGAAAAAGAAAAGGCGGACGCTGAAAAAGCAAAGGCTGATATTGAACGTGCTCGTCGCGATATGAG